GAAGGGCGGGGATATTTCGCCCCGCCCTATTTTATGTTTCTCGATATTAGCCGATAAGTGTGCTGCCGCCGCTTACGCCGCCAACAGCTGCGAAACGCCAATCGTTGAAGCCGGCAATAAATCTTGCGTAACCGCTCCATACGTTAGCGTCGTTGCCGTCATCAATACGGCTCTTAACCTCAAGCTTGGTTCTGTCAAGCCAGATTGCGCCGCCGTTCTCTTCGTTGTATCTGCTATCAATGAGCATCCACGGAGAGCCGGAAACAAACTCGTTGAGGTACGGCCAGATAATGACGTTCCAACGGCCAAAGTTGTAGTTGAAGCCGTTATTTGCTGTGGACGGGTCTTTGTCTGCGCCGATTGCTTCAAATACAGCCTTTTTCAGATTGTAGTCAGCGGTGCCGATAACAATAGTATCGGGTGCAACGTCAAGAATTTCGCCGTTGTCGCCGCGGAAGTCCTGCATCTTTGCTTCGAGTGCGCCGAGTGCATCATTGGAGAACGCATCGGCAAACTGGTTGCTCTGGGTCTTTTTGCCAGTCTTAGAAGGATGATTAGTAGAGAACAGGCAAAGCTTGTCCGCTGTGGTGGTGTCGAACGTCTTGCCGCCAAACTTGACGTTTACTGCGTTGGAAATTGCGCCACCGAGCAGTGCAGCAGCAAAACGCTCTCTGGTTCTGTAATAGCCGGTAATGAAAGCTGCAGGCTGCTTTTTGAGATCCATAAGCTTGCTATCGTCTACGATTTCGCGGGACAGGGAGAAAGAGTTCTTCCAAGTCATATGCTCAAGGAACTTGTCGTAACCTTCCTGCATGCCGTCAATAGGATAAGCGCCATTTTCACCTACAGGCTGGAAGCCCTCCATTGCGGTCATGGTGCTGAATTTTTCACCCCAATGCTTGGAAGTACCCATGCTGAACAGTTCGGGAATGATAGACTTTGCTTCAAAAGCTTCGCCCCTCTTTTCAAGGAACATGCGGATAGGCGCCTGAGATTTACCGAAAATCGAATCCTGAAGGCCGCTGCCCTCAGTAAAAGTAATGTTAGCCATTATGTATTGTCTCCTTTCCTGTTATTGCCGTTGATTAACCGAGCGGTGCAGCGTCTGCGAAACGAATGCGTACCTTTTTATTTGCTTCGTCCACGTAAACAACTTCGCCGCAGCCGGAAGCTGCGGGGTCTGCGTTCATGCCGTCGCTGGTAATGCCGACAGCGCCGTTAGGTGCGTCACCTGTGTAATCAGCTTCGAAAATCATGTCGGGCAGAACGCGAATAACGCCTGCGAGATCGTTTTCGCCCAGCATGTCTTTCTTGCAAACGCTGATATAAGCCGGCTTAGAGGTACCGGAAACAACTGTGAGTTTGCCGTCTGTAACGGCCAGTGCCTTACCAACTTCCATGGGGATGTCGGCGGGAAAATACTCGATGCTCGGCACTCTGCCGTCATCGGTGGAATGAGTCAAAAAAGCCATATTTGCCAAATCTCCTTTACGTTAATGTCGAGTTGTAATGTTTAAGAATTTCGGCATCCGTAGCGTCAGGGTTAAGCTGGCGGTACATTGCCTTGATATCAGCCGGTACGGGAACTGCGCCGGTACCGTGCTGTTTTGTCGGATTTAAATGTCCTTTGCCGGCTGTGGCGTTAAGCGCAGCCTGTCGGGATGCTGCCGCTGCCGACTGTGTGAGCTTATCAATATTTGCGAGTTTGTAAGCGTCAAGCAGTGTGTTGCCTTTCTTCACCAAGTCGTAAAAGCGGTCGTAAGTTTCCATGTTCCGGAAATCTTCAAGGCTTTTTATCGTTGGGTCTATGGCGCTAATTTCTCTGATCTGTTCGTCGATTTTTGCCCTTGCCGCAGTGTCAGCAGCAATCTTTGCCGCTGCATCGGCTTGCGCTTTTGCTGCTTTTGCTTCACGAACTTCCGGCAACGAATCAATGAATGTGTTGAATTCCGTTGCACTAATGCCGAGCTCGTTTATCATTTCTTTCTTTTTCTCTGAAGAGTGCTTGGCCTGATATTCGTCGAACTCGCTTTTGTTGGTGATGGGCTTGCCGGTATAGGGGTTAACCATGCCCATACTTGCGAATGCCGCATCAATGGTTCTCTGAGCTTCGGCCTGCGCTTCCTCTCTGGCTTTGGCGATAGCAGCGTCGCGCTCAGCTTCGGCTCTACGCCTTGCCGCAGCGTATTTAGCGTTTGTTTCGGGAGTCTGTGCCGTGTTTTCCGCACTTTCCTCGCCTGCGCTCTCTTCGCTGCCCTCTTCTACGGCAGGATCGGCGGCTTCCTGCACTTCTTCGCCTTGAGTGTCGGCACTTTCTGACGGTTCGGCGGGCTCCGTCACTTCTTCGCCTATTTCCAGTCCGAATACTTCTCCGTAGTTGATTTCGTCCATATTCATTACTCCTTTGGATTTTTGCGCTATTACCTGCGAATTTAGGGTCTGTGCTTACTTGCGGAGGTCTTCACCGGTCTTCTTTACGGTCTTGCCGCGCTTGCTCTCGGTGGTTATGGGAGCCTTAATTACCTGTGTGCCGCTATGAGAAATCTTGCCTGCGTAGGTCTTCTCTGCCATGTTTAGCCCTCCTCCTTTCCTGTGTGTTTTCTGCACCTTTGAAATTGCCGTAAACGCAAAAAGGGCACCGGGAAATTAATCCCGATGCCCTAAGTTTTTCACAACATTTGCTTTTTTTGACGCAAACATTCACAACGTGTTGTATATTTATTTAGTTTTTTGTGCGCTCTGAATTGCTGCAGCAGCCGCATCCGCTCTTATCTGCTGTGCCTGCATCTGCTGCTGTATCTGCGCTATTTGCATCTGCTGTTGCATCTGCATTTGCTGCATCTGCATTTGTTTTTGATACTCTTCTTCGAGGTACTGTTTTGTTTCCGCAGCTCCAGGATAGTGTAGCATTTCCATCTTGTTCCAGAACAGTATCATTGTCGGATACTGTGTCGGATCACCAAACGCACCAGCTGAGAAGTACGCCTGTGTTTCCTGCCACATTGCTTCGCGGTTAGATGCAAGCGGGGCCGATGTATCGCAAGCAAACAAAAACTGATCGTTCCAGAACCATTCGCCGGCAGCATCCTGTTCTAGGAAGTCGTAGCGGTTGAACTCTTCAAACTGGTTGTTGCCGCGCATGTCTTTAGCGACTACTGGGCGGGGCTCGTCCGCGTAAGCAAGCTTAAACTTAAACATCGCTTCAAACAGTGCCGAATAAGCCGCGTTTTTAAGTACTCGTTTGCTTTCAAGACGGCCGGCGGACTGTGCTGCGCTGAACTCCTTCGCTTTGCCGCTGGTTGCTGTTGCGTCTTTTCTGCCTTGGAAACTGTCTGTAATGCCGATAGCCTGACGTGCTTCTTCATAAACCTGCGCAAGATAATTAAGGTCTTGTGAGATATTGCCTTCAAGATCGTAAACGTCTATCATGGCTTTTGATGCCGCATTGCCCGGTCTAATAACCTTTGCTTCTGCCGTATCAACCTTTATGCTCGCTTCATCCGGGAGCGTTATATACGAACCGGAAGTGACAAGCTTTTCAATAATTTTCATTTCAATGCGGTTAATGGTGTTCTGGTGCGTTGTAATCTTGTCCACATCGCTGTCGCCAAGCAGTTTTCCGAACACGCTAACGTTGCGTTGCATAATTACTGGATAAATATCCGGTTTATAATACGGCACTTTGAGCGGCACCTGTTCCGGCATTTGTATCGGCATACCCATTTCGTCAACTTCGCCGGTATCTACAAGCTGCATCGTTGCGCCCGGTATAACAGAGCCGTCCGAGCGGAGTATTGGCGCGTATATCTCCTCGTAATCCTCTGTGCTATCCTCAAAAGCCGTGCTGCCGCAGTATTGGCAAGTTGCTTTATTGGGTTTTACAACCTGTGCGCCCTCATGTCCCACAGTAAGCGGATTTGTGCCGTCAAGTGTCGGTGTTGTAATCGCCTGCACGTCTCCGTGCTGTACCTGTCCGCATTTTTTACAACGCTTAAGTCTGCGAGCTTGATAATCCTCAATATCTTCCAGCTGTATATCATTCACCCATGAGTAAAGGCCGATGCCGCCGTTATCGTTACGGTAATACGCGATATACTGCGTTACCAAATCATCCGCAGCGTCGTCGCCTATTCCTTTGATTTCCGGCTCGTTTTCACCCTCGTCGCTCACGTCAACGCCATAGCGGTTGTATATGTATTCTTTGGTCTGGGGCACACGCAAAATGATGTAGTCCATATCCTCAATCGAGCTGTAAACGCCATCCTGAGGTATAACCTTTTTTGGGTGCAGTGCCGATACCTGAAGCTCACCAACCGTTGTGTGTGTGCGCTGGGTGTTATCCCATTCAAGCCAATAAAACGCACCGCCTTGCATAGGCACAGTACGTTCCATAATGTCATTTACTTCCTCAATGCGCTGCTTTTCCAGTTCGTTTCGCAGCATATCCTCGATGATTTTGGCTTTCTTTTCGTCCTTTTTGTATCGCGGTATTACTTTCGGCTGCGGGATATTGCTGTCAACCTGTGCTTCAATAAGCTCAGCGATAATATTGCGCACATGCGGGGTATTGCGTTTTGTATCACCGCGCGTAACAGGCAGCGTTTCCTTGTCGCCGGCATACAATTTTTCGCGGTTGTCCATTTTAGCAAGCTCGTTTTCAAACGCCGTCTGATTCTTGCCGAGCCGTTCCTGCCATATGCGCAGTTTCTTTTTGTCTACGCTCATGTTCTCCTCCTCGGTTTTCCCCATTTTTCAATGAGATATGTTTTTTCAGCAGCCGATGCCGAGTCGTAATCCTCCCACATGGAGGCTGACCACTCGACAAGCTTGCCGTCTGTAATATCAATCGTTGTTCGCATCTGCGGTCTGATAAAGTGCGCAATAGCCAATGACATTATGCAGTCATCGTGCGCACCTTTCTCAGCTTCCGCTCGCATTTTTTCGTTGCGGACAAATGTCAGCATTTCTTCCAGTGTGGGCCGGTCGTTGACAAGCTCAATATCATCGCGCAGAACATCCACGAGTTCGCTGATTATCGTCTCGCGGGTGCTCTGCGTTGTTCTGAAACCAAAACGCTCTGTCGGTTTGTGTGTGAACGTGTCGATCGCCTGCCGCACGTACTGTCTTGGGTAACCGCGTCTTTCCAGTTCAAGCACGGTATATGTGGAAAAGTTAACCTCAACGCCGATAAGCGCGTCGTTATAAAATCTGCCGAGACAATAAAGCTGATCGGTAAATTCACCCTCATCGCTTTGTTGCCGTAACACTGCCACTTGTTCTCCTGTGGTGTTATCCAGCACATGCGCAACACTGTAGTCGCTGCCATCACCCGCCGTGTCAGCGCCGATAACATACGGCACACCCGGTTGCGGCGCGGTATATATCGTGATATTGCCGGTTTCATCGTCAAACCATTCAGTATCAACAAATCTGCCCACAGTTTCCGGGGGCTGCAACTCGCCGAGCCGTCTTGTTACGGCCTGTGCGTTAAATATCGTTTTACCTGTTACACCCCACTCGCCGAGGCAGTAAACTTGGTAGTAATACGGGTCGCTTTCTTTGAACCGTTCAAGCGTTTTTTTTGCTTCGTCGTCCAGAAACCTATTGTCTTTGTACGTGCTGCGGTGTGTTGTGGCGCGGTCATCCGCTGTATCAAAAAACCTGCGCTTAAGCCAGTGCATAATAGATATCGGGTTAAAACTCACGATAATCTGTTTGTAATAGGCCGTCTCACCACGTAAACGAATATCAAGCTGACTAAAATCTTCTTCGAGCAGTTCAGATGCTTCCTCAATCCATATGCCAGTAATGTTAAAAATTGATTTAAGCTTTTCCACATCGTCCAAACCGCTGAATAAGATCTCACTGCCGTTAACAAACGTGATACGCATATCGCCCTGATTAACCGTTTTAAGATATCTGCCGTAATATTCCCCAATCTGTCCGAGCAATTGCCGCCAACACGATTCGCGCAGTGTTTTTGCAACTTTTCGCACAACAAGCCATCTGTGCCCCGGCTCGCTTGTCACTCTCTCAAGCAACTTGCGCCCGGCAAATATCGACTTACCAGAGCCACCACCGCCGCACAAGACCAAATAGCGGTGCTCATCAAAAAACAGCGGCCAAAACGTTTCGTTGTTAGTTTCTTTAATGCCTTTCCACCAAAGCAGCGCTTCAAGGTTCCTGTCGAGTTCCTGCTCAGTCACTGGCATCATTCGCTTTTAACTGTTCAAGCAATTTCCGCTTTTCCGCTAACGTCATTGACTCAACCACACTGACACTTGCTTTCGCATCAACTTCAAGAGCCTGTGCCGGTTTGCCGTAAACTCTATTCATCGCATCTTGATAAATATTCACTCTTACAGCTGCCGGAGTCCTTGGATCTTCTGCCAATTTTTGCAGCGCTTCCGGAGCAGCTGCGGCTAACTCCTTCATCGTTATTGGCAGCGGTTTTCGACCGCCGACTTTGTTACCTTTCGCAAACGTTCCATTAGCGTTTCTACCGTTAACAGGCCGTTTCTCGGTTTCTTCCACTGCTCCACCTCCTGTCTTTTTACAGCTTTGGCTCCCATCCCCTGCCAAAATCATCAAGCTGTTCTTCCCACAACGCCCGAATAAACAAAAAAAGAGCACCAGAAATTACTCTGATGCTCTTACTTTTTCACCCTTTTTGCTTTTTTTGACGCAAATATTTAGTTTTTAAACTTAATTTCACAATACTTTGTGTTTCGTTCTATCGCAAAGCGCTACATCTTGTGGCGCTCTGTAGCGCTTTGTATGCGTTTTTACTTCTCACCCATGAAATCACACGGCAAAGCTTTTAAAATCGCTTACACGCAATTCTACGCGCTCACAACGCTACATTAGTCCGAAATTTGTAGCCACCATTCGGATAAATTGCCGATGCCACTCCTGCGCTGTGCGCTCGCTGACGTGTATTTTCATTGCTGCTCCTGCCAGAGTGTGAGTCTGCCGCCAAAAAACCGCGTCAATCAGTTTAAGCCGAT